CTCCTTTNCTCAAAGANCAGGATGAGCACATGNAGGCTTTAAATCTGGACTTATGATGACTGGATATGCTCCTGCTTATTTAATTAAACTTCTCATTGAAAACCCTGGAGATAAGAAACTCCGGGGCTTTCAAAAGTTTGTTCACTTTCCTCTTTCAGATGGATTATTGATTGCAGGAGGAAAAGGATTGCCTGTTGGCAAGTTAGCCATGGTTTCTTATGATGGAGAGAATAACCAGGTAACTGCTTATATAGAAGATGTATTGCAACCATCAAATGAAGCTGGGGTAAATTATTTTATTGAGAATCAATGGGAAGAATTTAACCCTTAAATAATTTATACTCATGACAGCGCTGGAAGCACATATAAAAGTTTTACAGGGCGTGCAAAATGTTGCAGGCTACCGGGAAAACATGTTTAGGAAAGAAGAAATAGATATGCACCTTTCCCACAACCAGCGCAGGCTTGTGCATGAGATCGTAGATAAAAAGTTTGATGATACCCAAACTGCCCGAGATATTATAAGGCCTTTATATGTAAAGAATTACAAACTTCCTACTTATGTTCCAGAGGTTACAGAACAGTTGTACGAGGATTATGCTGTGTATGGAATGTTTCCCGGGAACTATTTGCACTTGATATCTTCCCGTAGTAAAGTAATTACTTCTACCGATAGTAAATACTGCGCGGATATTACCTCTTTGAAAACTTCTGCTTTATATCAAACGGTAGAAGAAAAAACCGGTGCTGTCAGCATACCTACCCCAACAGCAACCTCAGCACCGTATTATTATAAAGCCACGGTAAGCTTAACCATTTCCGGTACGGTTACTCCTGTTCTGGTAGTTTCTGATAATTTGGGCATAAATTCACCAAAGAGCAGTTTTTACCTGGTTAATTATATCCTGGATTATTTCTCTTACCCTGGAGTTGAAGTGTACGTTACTACCTACCGTGATCAAATTGCTCCCGGGAAATTGATATTTGTTACCTCTGACCCTAACATTACCGCAGTTACCTTAAGTTTTCTAAAGGCAGACGGTTCTCAGGATAGTAGTACTACAGTAAATCTAACTTCCACAGCCTATAAGAAGTATGCTTCCATCACAGTCACTAATTTCCCCGGGAAGACTACCAATGTAGCAGATAATGTGAATAAGGAGATAGATCAATTATATACAGAAGGTGTAAACAGTTTTTACGGAACCAGAAAAACCAATCCCAAGAGCGTAGTTGCAGGCAATGTTTTAATAGCTTACGAAAGTAAAACCTTCATAATAAGTGAGTTGGTAATGGATTACGTTAGGATGCCAAGACAAGTCTCTATAAATTTATCTCAAGGAATAGAGCTTGCTGGGAACGGACCACAGATTGTTGTTGACAGAACAGTAGAATATCTGAAGATGATAATTGAAAATCCGAACTACCAGGCAGTCCTAAATGATAACCAGGTTAGAAACCAAGTTTAGATCTTTTACATAACAACTCACTTAAATTAAACCCCACCATGGCCGTAAGTCGTAGAAACCGTTATTTCAAGTCCCTCACAGGATTGAATGCACAGGGATTTTTCAGTCCCGCCGTGGAAATTACTGCCGCAACCACTTTCGCAGCCTTTGTGCGGGGAGTTGGCGCAGGTACTATTTCCAATGGAACCCTTGCTGTAGTAAATGCCTCCACCAATGCAGTTCAAACTGCAGCCCTTACCGCAGGAGCTAAATATTTTATCGCTCAGGCAGTAGATGGCAATGTAAAGAAATCAACCATTTTCACTGCCGGGAGCCCTTCCCTGGAAGTAGGGAAAACCGCTTATGTAGCTCCGGTAAAACAGCGCACAATTGTAGGTTACAATGGCTCTTCAGGTGTCATTGGAACTGTAGTTCCTGCTGCAGGTTCTGAAATAAACCTCACGCTTTCTGTCAGGGATACTTCTCCAGCTTCCCAACCTTTTCCCGTACAGGAAGGTACTACCAGGATCACCAACTCTGCTGCAACTGAATATGATGCAGTAGCCAGCCTGATTGCTAATCTTGGTAACATTCCCGATTATGAAGGTAATTCGGATGTAGCCATTGTAAGGGTAGAAATGCTTTCCAATGGTACCAAGACCGCTATTGCAACGGTAACAGCTACTGTGCAGGAAGGTTCTCCCCAGGTATCTTATTCCGCAGCCCACACGCTTTCTGTAGGAGATATTCTTCAGATTA